CTGCATCACATCACAATCCCACGAACACCATGGATAGCAGTCTTGAGACCGCCATTCTGCCCCTTGGGGCCGTCGATGAGGACATCGATCATGTCGCGATACTTTTCCATGTCGACCGACAGCGACTGGCTGAGCCCGTCGGCGCTGATGCTGTCGCTGGACGGGAAGAACATGTCGCCGATGACGCGCACGACCGCCATTTTCTTGATGAGGTCGATTATATCTGGCCACTTCTGCCAGACATCGGTAAGGCCGGCAACATAGGTTATATTGAGGATATGCGGTATCACACGCCCGGCGCCGATGAGTTGAATCATGAAGCCGCCCAGCATCGCCATCGAGATGTTCGAAGTCGGTACGATGCGGAGTTGCCCGTATTTCAAATCCCATTTGAACCAATCCAGCGGCAACACGTAGTTGAAATCATTCTCACTCGGGTAATTGTACATGACCGAGGTCAAGCTGATTAGCGGGCGCTGCCTGAGTTGGATGAAACTCCAGTTGTCTCCCTGAAACATGGCGGGGTCGTAGTCATAGGCGGGGTCGATATCCCACGGCATACCGTTCAGAGCCGTTATCTGATCGCTTGTGGGCGGCGTCGGGAAAAATGCCGTCGGCACGAACCTGACCCGCAGGCGGCGACTGGCATCTGATTCAGCCGCGAGTACCCTCTCCCAGATGTAGTCATCGGTTACGGTGAGGTTCGGCATGATCGTCAACGCCAACAGATAAAGTTGGTCAGAACGGATATCCGAGACGATGAAATCTTTCACGAACAGATCCGAGCGCGTCGGCGCAGAGTTCGCCACCTCGATATCAAGGCGGAAACGATATGGCTTCCCGTCCACGACGATGACCAACATCGCCACCGGCGGCGCGGTCGTATTGGTCTGAAGCGCGGTCAATGCGACCGCAACCAGACCCGCAGCCCAATTTGAGCCGGCATCGCCAGACAAGCACGTAATCGCTGGCGTGAATAACGCAGCGCCGGTGACGACATCGAATAATTGCGCCGTGACGGTCGCCCCGGATGCGATCGGCGTCGGGACGCCATTGGTCAACAACGTAACCGGTACCGTCACTGCTTGATCGACAATAATCGTAGTCATGTGAACCCATTAAAAATCCGCTGAGCGGTATTCCCGGACAGCGGATTTGTCAGCCGGGGTAGTCCTGGCTTAATAGATTGGGCGGTTTTCCTGCGTTAGCAATGGCACCAACTGACTGTTACCGAGAGCATCAAAATACAGCGTGGTCACGCTGGCAGCATCGAGATTGGTCGTGCCGGCAGTGAAGTTGCCGCCAGTCGCATTCGATACCACGATGAAGCCGATCAATGCCGAGTAGACTGGTTGCTGAGCACCTACTGGGGCCGGCGCGGTGGCTGCCGCCAACGAGACCAAATTGGCAATTGCACCGGCAACGGTGGATGCTGGCGTGGCCATTGCCGATGCGCTTAGCGTTCCCGACTGGTTCACATAAAACGCCCAGGCCGCGCTGTCGGCAGTCGGCAACGTGCCGGCAATGGCTGGCATGCTTGTTGCCGCAGCCACATAAACGATAGCGCCGTTGACCTGAGCCACAAAACCTGATGCAGCTGCTGCAAGCGGCGACGCGCCCCCGCTTTTAATCGCCAACCCGGCCTTGGTAATCATGCCCGTATTTTCGAGATTGATCAGATCGCCGATGCAATCGCCTACCTTGGCAACGGACATCGCCGGAGACGAATTGTTGACTTGTTCCTGGTTGGAACCCTGCGGGGCTTTGCTCATTTCATTCTCTCTAAAAAAATGGCCGGCGGCCGGTTATTCCTTGGCGCTGCCCGCACTCTGCAGAGTCAGCGTGTTTTGCTTTTCAGCGAATTTGTTTGCGTCAACTACCTTCTTGATCTCAGCGGTGAGGCGTTGCACTTTCCAGCGCGAGTCAACCTTAATGCCAAGCGCAATCGCCTGTTCTGTCAGCGCCAGGATCTCGCTGTCCTGGCTGTCAGCCAATTCAAAACCGGCGATAGACGTAAAATGCATTGCCTTTTCGTCCGATATTTCCGCCGAGATGAGATGCTCACCGTGGCGTTCAAATACGATGCCGTCTATTAACTCGGACGCATATTCCAACTTACAAATTACTCGTGGCATGATCTATTACTCCGACGATTGATAATCCCCCGGCCGGAGCCAGGGGCCGCAGACAGCCGCGATTACTCGTTCGTGAATGGCCGCCACGTTGCCTTAGAAGGCAAGATGTTTTTGATGTAGCCGTGGTGTTTCGGCTTGGTCATACGCAGATAACCAAACAGGAACTGAAACCACGAGATAACGGGTACGCCGCCAACACCGAAAGGCAAAGGAATCTTTGTCATCGGTTGGAATTGGCGCCAGCCGATCGCATCGGCGGCTTGGCCCATGTTCAACAGCGGAACCTGGAAAGTGCCGGGGATATCGGCATTCCGGTCGGTATAGGTAGTGGTAGCGCCGCCGACTGGAATGACCTTGAACAGCCGCAGTGTCGACGATGTGTTCGGGCCGTTCTGGTACGAACGATACAAGGCGTATCCGCTTTCGGTTCCTGCGGTCGAACGCGTAATCGTCAACACGGCATTGTAGCCGGCGGCGACGGAAGTTTGCGCGCTCTTTACGCAGGCGCTGTAACCCTTGCCAGTGGCATCGATTGCAGCGACAGCCCAATAGTATAAGCCGGCACGCGAGGCGTTGAACGAACTCGACGGATCCGAATTGGTTGCAATGGTCAGGCTGGCCGGCAGGATACCGGCATTGGCAGTTGCCGCCGCAGTGTAATTCGTGTCGGTTGCGCCGTCCCAGGGCACGGTCATCGGATTCAATGTATCGTGCAGGAACGTGTCCATATGGGTTTTCAATGCGCCGTGAGTCAGGCGAATTGCTTCCACATGGCCGCCAAGCATCGGCGTATTCGATCCGGCAGGCATCCAGCGATATGCTGGGTCGAGATCGGTGTTCAAATCGGTCTGCACAGACATCGGCAAGAAGGCATCGGTCGACTTACCCCAGCTACCATACCCCTGCACATTCGCGTTGATGGTCGAGAACGGCAGTACGCTATTCAGCTTTGCGCCCTGCAAGTCATAGACGTTGCCGCTGGACATATTGCCGGCTGCGATCTGCGCATCGATCTGCGTGAAGATACCGTCGAATTGAACCGGCGATGCCGAGGCGTTGCCGTGGAAAAGCATGTATTCGGCATCGGTCAGCAATTGCAGCGCGCCGTTGCGTTCTTCGACCGCAGTCGCCTCGATGATGTTCTTGCCGATGTTCAGGACGTACCCGACTTGACGCAGGGACATCAGGAACTTGACCAAGCCGACTTCACGAGCGTAAGCGCCTTGGGCCGATGCGACAACGCCCATTTGAGAATTCGCCGAACCCGCCAACACGCCACCGACACCGGTCTGACGAACGTATTCGTCGACGATATTCGTCGCGTTGGTCGACTGCAGCATGTTGAACAGCGTGAAGTTCTCATTCTCCTGGATCACGGTTTTCATGGCCGTATCGAGAGATTGAACGCCAAGCGAGCCGCCGCCGGTCAGGGTCGCGACGTCGGTTTGGTAGTTGCTGGCTTGGAGGGCTTTTTGCAAGTCCTCGAAGTTGGAAAGGGCCCCGCCTTGCGAGCCGCCCAGAACAGGGTTAGCACCGCCTGGTACCACCCCCGCATATTGATTGAAAATTCCTGCCATTTTGATTCCTCTTTAAGTTGACGGGTTGGTGGGGTGGGTTATGCCAGAACCTTTGCGACCAGAGACTGATCGATTTCGCGCGCTTGGTTGTTGCGCAGTGCGACATCGATAAATGTCAGGTCTTTGCCGGTGATCTTGCCAGCGTCGAAGGCAGCAGTGGCTTTCACCATGAAGGTCGAGCCATCGATTTGTCCAGCATTTTCGGACTTCGCTAAAGTCGCCGACGCATTGTCGTGAATGTTCAGCAGCGTCTTGCGGCCATTACCCTGGTTGCCGATTTTTTGCACATCGCCCTGCAGCGACTTGATGATTTCGGCTTGCCGCGTGATGACCTCGCCTTGTTTCTTGACGATGCCAATGGTCGCGGACAGCGCTTTCGCGATCACGTCTTCCGTGTCGTCGATGCGCCCGATCAGCGCCTTGACCAGCGCAGTACCGTCTTCAGCCTGGACTTCCTGGCCGTTGATAGTGACAGTCAGCGACTTCACGAGCGGGTTACCATCCTCGTCGAGTTCTTCGCCTTCGCCTTCTTTTTTCTTGCCTTCGACTTTTTCGCCACCGGTGTTGCCACCGTCTTTCTTGCCACCCGCTTCACCAGTGCCACCGGCTGCGGCAGCAATGACTTTATCGCCCCCGTCTGCCGGCAGTGCCTTGGCTATGATGTCAAGTTCGCCCAACAGCGCCTCGAAGGCACCAACTTGTTTTCCATCGCTCATGTCGCACTCCGTTTTTTGTTTAAACCAGTTTTCAAATCGCGGTAAAACCGCTCCACATACTCAGCCGCGTCGCTGAGCGCGAGGCCAAATCTTTTGTTGCAATATTCGATAAGTGCCTTCGGGTTCGGTTTCGCGGCACCGCTCTTGATGGCGCCGGCGATGATGTCGCGGAACTCGAAATAATTTTTCGGTGCGCCATCGAGAGACTGCATGCCGAGCGCGCCGCCGCCAGAGAGATTCGCCATGTCGGTGCTGTAGCTGGCTTCGAGAGCCTTGACAAAATCCAGACCGGCCACGCCCCAACTTTTGGCAAGCACACCGAACGGGACCGTCGCAACGGTCGGGACGGCTTGATTGACGGGTGTTTTACTAAACCCAATATTACTCCAGCGCACTTTTTTTACGTACGCTTTGCGGCTTTTTGTGTCTGGGTCGATCTCGACTGCGGTTTCCATAACATGTCCGCCGACGGATGGGTACCAGCGCGCTGGCGGGCTAATATCGACCAAGCTTGACCAGAATTCGTTGGCTTTTTCGCTGGCAGGACCACTACCAGTAGCGATGAGACCCTTCACGAAGGTAGCACCGCCGGAAAATTTGACATCTACTGGTCGCCCGATTTCGAAGAGTTCACAACCAGGTATTCCTGGTGTGCCAAGTTTCGGATTGGGTTTTCCGATCAGTGTATAGTGGTCGATATCGAGATTCCCATACTGCAGGAACCAATCGGCGCTATCGCGCAACGCTTTTTGAAGAACTACTTCATTTTGCTGGTCCTCGACCTCGTTGGATGCTTCGATATAGATGAATCGATTGTTTCCCTCCATGCGCGGAGTCGCCTTGAGCATCGAGCCGATGCACAGATATTCGGGGCAATTCGCCAATAGTTGGGTGTCGTCCATGCCATCGAGTATCAAGTCACGACGGCAACATGCGCAAAAAAAAAGCCGCCCGAAGGCGGCGAAGGTCGGCGCTGCGAGTAATCGGTTGGCTAAGTCTGCAGCACGGCGCGCGCTTTCGCGATGACTTGGTTAAGTTGTCCGCGCTCGCGAATTAGGTCCATGTAGGCGTCGCCATCGGTAGTGATCGCGCCCGGGCGCGTGCGATCGATATCGGCTTGCACATCGGCCAGCCGTTTGACAGCAACTTCCAGGATGCGGCGTTCAGCCGCCGCAGTCTGATGCGCCATGGCGGCGAGTTCGCCTAAATGGCGGGTTGTTGTGTCGATGTTGGTTTGCATGTCAGTAGTATAATCAAATAAGAGTATTTTGCAAGTCCTGTTTCTCGACATTGCGTTGATTGACGTATGCCGCCACGCCAGTATCGTCAAGCCCGTCCATCGAAGAAGTCATCAAATCACGTAACCCATACTTTTTGACCAACCTGTCGCGTGCGACGCGCTCGGCCGGATGGTCATTGATCAAGTCCGTCAACTCGACATCGTTGAGTTGACCGGTTCTGAAGATACGGCCGTTGCGCTGGGCATGAACCATAGCAGTATTCGGCACATCCATTTGCACCATCCACTGCCCACGCTGGATGTTCATCCCCGTCGCCCCGGCATCGCTGGCAACCATGATGTCAGCCGACGCGTCCCCGGTCTCAGGATTGAACGCCAATCGCTTTTTCTCTTTCTCCACCGCCGAGTCGGCGCCGGTAAGCGACACCACGCGATGTCCTTCTTTCTCCAGCCGCGCCGTGATTGCCTTGACGGCATCGATCGAGTGCGCGAATACCACGCCAGGCTTGCCCTTGCGGTCGCCGGCCATCTTCGAGATGTGGTCGACCTTGGAGTTATCGGCGTGCGTGTTGAAAATTCGCTGCTGTGCCGACTGCTTGAGGATGCCGATGTTTGCCTGCAGGTCTTTGGCGATCGCCTCGTGTTGGTCTTCCGGCACGCCGGCGAACGACTGCGGCGAGATCGCGCGGATCGCAGCGACATCGACGCGCCCAGCCATGCGCGCCAAGCGGGCGTCACTGAAATGCTTGTCCATTTCGGCCATCGCGAGTTTTTGTCCACCTGACATTGGCACGGTCTCGGTTTTCCGGTCGGCGCCGACATCAGGGTCAATTTTTGACGGGTAGACATATCGCGCCATCTCGCGCTTGAGTGCGTCCTTGCTGGCGAGCGTATCGGCACCGTACCGGCGCATGAAGGCGGCGCGGTCGCTGTAGCGGTCTGGGTCCATCTTGCTCATGAGGTCGAAGACTTCGCTGGCATCATTTTTCACAGGATCCCCGCTCGCGTGTAGCAGATACGGCGTGTTATCGCCAAGCGCATCGGCGACATTGGCGAGTTCGCTGTTTGACTTCCCGGCCCGGTTGAGAGTATTCTGCGACTCGTCGACGGTGAGATAATCAAAATCGATACCTTCCTTGTCCATTACTGACTTCATCCAAACTTTTCGCCCAGTCCGCGTCATCGCGTTCAGCCGCGCCGCCATCTCGCCGTCGGAGACGCCGGCATGGGCAGCGCCGAGGTGCGCCATGTCATCGCGGAACGACTGGTGCGTCATCACACAAAAGTCATGTCGCGGATTCTTGTAGGCGGCGATGCGTTCGGCCCGGTTTGCACCAGGCTGGCAGTGGAGATTGTATTTCCCTGGTTCGAGATACCGCAGCGCCTCGCCATTGAATTGCCCTTGCACGATCGAAGGCACAAGCGCCAGCCCGCGCTTGGCTTTTCCTTGTTCCTTGAGATTGGTGAACGAAGACAACTGCAACAGCGACTTGCCGGACCCTGTGCCGAAGGCAGCCACCACCCGCTTATTGGCATCAACCAGCTTGACAAGCCGCTGCCTGGCCGCGTTCTTGCCACCACTCATCGACGGCGCCCAAATCTTGGTCGGCTGCCCAGGCTTGAAATTCTGCCCGACCTTATCCATCATGGCCGCGACTTGGCGCTCTGCCGCGTGCCCAAGAGAATGCCGCTCATCGGCGGCGACAGCGACCTCTTTAGCCTCATCTGGCGGACTGTCGTCGGCAAAGAACCCCATCTGTGACTGCTCGAATGCGTGTTGTTGCTCGCGCGCGGCATCGATTTTGTCGCTCACAGACCCAGCCGCGTACTTGCCGCCGCTGCGCTCGCGCAAGCTGTCAGTCAGCGCCCGCTCTTGCGCCATGCGCGCCTCACGCGCTACGGGGTCGACCGCATCCAAGTGGTTGAGGTTGTTGCGGATAACCGAGCGCCCGAGCCGGATCGGCTTATCGGGGTTGAGTTTGTTATAGGTTTCCGCGAACGCCTTACCGACTTTCGATCGAATCAGGTCCTGGACCGCTGCGTAGGCGTTCTCGTTGCCGTGCATGGCATCGACATATTTCGACCAGTTCAGGCTCGACGACTTGATCTTGCCCGCCATCTCGTCACGGCGCGCGCGCCAGTCACTGTGCTCGGGGTTGTCGGTCTCTTCACCGAACATGTCGGTCACCGTGCGCTCCGGTTCGGCTGCACCGTGTTTTTCGAAGTCTGCGCGCAACTCAGCGGCATCAGCATCCTCATGCGCGACATTGGCGTGAAAGAATTCGCGGATAGCACGCTGATCCTGGTCGGTGAGTTCGCCGATCGGCTTATAGGCAGCAGTTCCCTCTGGCGTAGCGGCCAGAGCCCGGTGCAGCGCGTCGACGGACTTTTGATCGACATCGAATTTCTGCCGGTTCAGCGTCGACCGCGTGTTCCCGTACCGCTTCGATACGAACGCGTCTGCGTATTCGTCAAATTTCGGTGCCAGCGTCTCCGCGCGCAGCCGGCCGTCGCCAAGCGGCGCCACGGCGTCGAGCGCGGCCCGATACCCGGCGTTGTCGCCAGACTTCTGGAAGAACGCCTGAGACTGGATATCGGCGATGATGTCGGCAGCGGGGTCGCCGTCGGCGGCACGACCACCGATATAGTCTCGAAGCGATTGCTGCAGGTCCGCGCCCGGGGTAAAAGGTTCTGCCAGCGACGGCGATGCCCCTGGTTTGACATCCATTACCAGATCTGGACGATTGGCCACGCCCAGGGGCAGCCAGCCGTCCTCATCCTCGTCGCCACGGATAATTGCGATGTTGCGCCGGACCTGCGCGACATCAGCGGCATTGACCGGTTTGGACAGGCGATCAAGACCAGCGCCGTTGATAGTCAGGAACTTGTCGCCAGCGACCTCATCCAGCGTGTAGTCGCCGCGTTGGAGCCCGATTGCGCGCGCGCGCTGGATCGCGGACTCTGGCGTGGTGCGGCCAAGCGATACCTGAAAACTTTCTTTCTTCCCCTGCTTCAGAGCAACCACGAGCGCGGCATTGGCTTCGAGCTCGCCAAGCGTCTGGCCCATGACCTTTTGCGCGTCTGTGACAGCACGGCGACGGCGCTGATTGAGTTCCTGGCCGGCCATGAGGTCGGATCCGCTTGCCATTTCACCCAACTCGATCTCGCGCGCGGTCTCCATGAGATCGCGCGCGTCCGAGAGCGCTGACTCACTGGCCGCCATGTAGTGGTCGATGTGGAATTCCTGCATGCCGGCTTGGATGCGCTCCACCTGATCCGGCAAGTCATTGTGGATCCGCCGCGCCAGGACTTGAGCGGCGCCAGCAATACCGAGTACGTCCACGACAGACCTGTCCACCAGCGCGTCGCCACCGACGGCCAGCGCCAGCGAGTTGATGCTGTTGTAGGCACCGACACCGATGTACTTGCCCAGTGTCTCTATCGGCTCATCGCCGGCAAGCCGCTGGAATTCTGACAGGAACGCTTTCGTCTTGACGGTGCGCAGGTCGGACTCGATATCGTGCTCAATCTTTTCGTCGGCATCGGGATCGGCGGTGTACTCGATCACGTACGCTTTTGGTTCGGCCGCTGTCTTTGCAATTTCCTTGTTGGCTGCTTGCGCCTTTTGCTGTACCTGCTTGAGCGCTTTCTGCTCTTTGACGAGTTCCATGGCGGCGCGGGCGTCGACGAGTTGCACATGCGCGTCGGCGCTGACAAGCGGCTCCCTGATAGTCGCCAGTTCGATCGCCACCATCTTGGCGGTCTCGCCCTTGGCGACTGCGGCGTTGCGCTGCGCCGGCGTCATCGCATCTTGCTTGGCCTGTTTGCTTGCCTGAACCTCTTTGGCGAGGTCGGCTTCGGTGAGCCCAGCCTTTTCAGCGCGGTCGGCGTATTTCGGCGCGAAGCCAAGGCCACCGGTTTCCGCCTTGACTGGGTTCAGGTCCGCCACGGACAGCACGTCAGGGTCTTTCGATTCCAGCGGGATCTCGCCAATATCGGCTTCCATGCGCGCCGCCGCGTTGTCGACCAACATCTTTTTCTGGAGGTTGACTGCCTCGTTGGCGCGCGCCACCAACTCGTTGTGGAATTTTGCGCGGACCTTGGCCGCCGCCGCCGGCGACATGTCGGCGACCTTGGCCTCTGGGAATTGCAGCGTCTCCGGCGCCCACTTCATCTTGGCCGCCACCTTTTGCACGAATTCCTGTTCCTTTCCAGCTACCTGGCGCTTGACGTCTGCATGCGCTTTTTTCTTCGACTCCACCAGGCCAGCCTCTTTATCGGCTTTGCGCTGAGCCTTGTCGGCTTCGACCTTGTTCTTTTTCTTTTCTTCGGCTTCGCGCTTGTAGTCGGATTCACTGCGAACGCCACGGATCTTGAGGTAGTTGAGTTTGCCACCGGCGCCACCGATCACATGAGCACTGCCATCGGCATTGGGTTGGATCAACACCGGCTGACCTTTTGTGCCTGGGCCATTCGGATGGACTGAGATCCAGCGCGCACCGGCCGGAATAGATTTGAAAAACAGAATAGGCATCATGTCCACCATATTCAGGTCACGACGACGCCAATTCACTGTGTTTTGTTGCCGGTAACGCAACAACAGCAGTTGTTACGCGTTGTTACGTTTCTGTTACCGTTCCAAGTCTTTGATTTCATTACATTTTTTTCATACTTATAGTATACAGTTACAAAGTAACATAGATATATATAGATAGATACTATGTGAGCAATCTATATTGCATATAGGAAACATATTGTGTGTGTGCGCGCATGATGCGCATATATATGTCTATCCGCATTTGTTACTGTTACTTTGTAACCGCTTTAAAATCAATGACTTAGCGATATTTTGGCGTAACAGCGTAACAATTTGCGTAACCGGCGCAAAAAACTTGCTCAAATTTGCGCGGTTCTGGTATTATTTCTCATCGGTCGCAACGACCGGTTATCTAAGCACCATCGTAAATCTTGGCGGATCTCGATGGAATTATGTGAACCTTAATGCTTAAAATAGTGAGGGCGGTCGAAAGACCATCCCTGAATTCTGGCAGGGACTGCCAAGGCCCTCACTATTAGGCGATAAAGAAAGTCAAAAATGAATCAAATAATCACAATAGCAACCGCCAAAATCGGCGATAACTCGGTGCAGACCGTTAATGCTCGGGATTTGCATACGTTTTTGGAAGTCGGCAAGGATTATTCAACATGGTTGAAAGATCGCATCAGCCAATATGGGTTTGTGGAAAATACCGATTATCTTTGCTCCCCGATTTTGGGGAGCGAAGGTCGAGGTGGTCAAAACCGGGTTGACCACCACATCACCACCGACATGGCGAAGGAACTGTCCATGGTCGAGCGGAACGCCAAGGGCAAGGAAGCGCGACAGTATTTCATCGAGTGCGAGCGCGTCGCGCAGGCCGTGCCGATCGCCGCGCCGGCGGTCACCATGCATCCAGCCGTGCAATCAGGCTACATCACCGGCGACATGTATAAGCACTTCAAGGAAAGCGGGTTAGACGACACCAAAGCGCTCAGTATGGCATCCGTGGCAGCATATCGTGCCACTGGTATAGCTTTGGTGGAATTCATGCAGATTGCCACCGCCAAGGTGAAGGTGGTGGAGTCGTCGGCATCGACACAGCAAGAGCAATTGCCGCTTCCATTGACATCGGTTCAGTCAAATAAAAAACTCTACTACGTGTATGAGTTGGCAAACATGTTTGGTCGCTCAATTGCCGGGACGAACTGTCTGCTGACGCGCCGGAAATATCAAGAGCGTCGTCACAACGGCCGCTACTATTTGCTTAAAGCTGGCGAGAAGTTTGGGGCAATCGACGCCAATGGTGAATTGATGTGGAAAAATGATGTACTGGAAGCGCGATAGTCAGGTACTTCAAGCTGTGAGCCTGAACATGTCTCGCGCATTGATATAATAGCATATGATAGCATATGATAGCAGTCGCTAGGCGTCGGCATCAATGAGGATAAACTTCTCGCCAGCGTCATCAGTCAACTCGACCGCGCCCATGCCAAAGCATGCATTCTCCTGATATTCCTCGACCGCGCCAGAGAGCGCACTCTGCAAGTCATCAGGCGGCTCCATGCGCGCCGTCACAGAGGGATCGTCAAAATCACCAAGCAGGTACAGGTTATCGGCGGTATAAAACCGCTTCATCAGCGCCTTGACGAAATACCAGTGTGTGCCGAAGTTGCGATAATTGCGCGGGTTGGCCTGCAGCAGTTCGAGCGTGCTAGCGGCGAATTGTTTTGGGTTGATCATGCTGCCACCTCTTCGAATTTCGGCAGCATCTCGTCCAATGTGCGGGCCAGGTCATTGGCGTTGAGATGCGAGTTTTGGCGGTACGTCTGCATGCCTAAATCCTTCAAGGTGGTCTTGCCGATATCTGGGTGCTTGGCGGCGAGGTAGCGCAATGCATCCACCGAGTGACGCGCCAGCGGCATGTTGAGCAAACGCCCAGCATCTTTGGCCGCAGTTTCAGGCTTGGTACTAGATACCGTCATGGCAGATGCTAGGTCAGCGTATCCATTGTGTTGCGCAAGGGTTGTCAAGGCGTCGCGCACGGTGGTGCCACCGCCATATATCCCGCTCATCAACGCGTTTCCACTTTCCCCATACTTCCATATGTCCTTGTGAACCTCGTTATCACCACGAGACGACTTCGGCTGCACTTCTTGGAATGGTTTGTCCAGAACACCATCGTGCTTGGCCTTTGCGTACAGCACGGCCAGCGCCTTGCGCGGCCACTTCGGTGTGGTTCCGTACCCAATATCAGCCATCGGAACCGCTGCGCGGATGGCATCATGGAAGGTTGGCGCATGGCGTATGGTATCGCCCTGAACACTATGGAATGCCGATTTAGCATCCTTCTCGAATTCATGCCCGAACAATTCATTGCCGATCGACTTCCACCGGTTGTAGCTTTGATCGTGCTTACCAGGCATGCGCTGTACGAATACGGTCTGTCCTGGTCGGCTACGGTTGCGACCGGTCACATACTCAGTAGTGAACCGCTTAGCCTTCTCATCGTCGATATATGCCTGGATTGCCTTTTCCCGATGCTCGTCAGTGGGGAGCATGATATCGTGCTGGTCCGAAGCCGCCAACTTATGCGCCTCATACGATTCAGCGGCAACAGGCGTACCAGACGCATCAAGGAACCCCATACCGCCATACGGAGAAGACCACTTGTAATCACGAAGACCTTCTTTCAAGCGGCTTTGCAGGGCCTTGTAATTGGAATGGATCACAGCAGACGGCATACCCTTCAGCGACTTCAGATCAACCACCGAGCCGACTGAATCTTCCGCAGCCGCCGATAACTTGGTAGCGATCACTGCCTGTTCATCGGCTTCGACATAGTTGAAAGTAGTGACGCCGGTTTCCATTTCCTTCAACGGAACCGATATAGCGCGAGCGTTTCCGAGTTCTCCGTAGCGGCGCATGGACACGTTTCCGCTGATCGGATTAACGGAACTGATCACCCATTTACCAATGGTACCGTTCTTTTCGGCGACATCGAGTCCTACTCCAGCGCTCAATGCAGCGCCGGTCTCGGGATGGATCACAACCGGGACTTTGCTGGTTAGCGCTTCCTTGGCGATGAAATACTTGTTTTTCACCAATTTATTGGTGGCTTGATCGATCTGTGACCGCAACCGCGCTGCGCTGGCGTTATCCTTGTTCTTGAGTTCGCCATAGGATTGCTTCTTCAACTGCAGACGCTTGAACTCATAGGCGGCATCGCGCGTTTGGTCGGCGCCGTAGCGCTGGGCCGCTGCAGCTTTATCGGCTTCGAACTTGGCACGCTCTGCGTCAGGATCGGCAGACATCATGATCAGCAGGTCGGACCGATCAAGTTTCCCCTCGCGCGCCAGATTCTCGACGGTATCGCCACCAGTCCACAAAATATCCTGCCAATCCTTTTTCGCCATCATGGATTGGTATCGGTAACCGTCAAACGAACCCTTGCTCATGTAGGAGTGAATGCGCACAGCCTCATTGATATTACCCTGGCGCAGTCCACGGCCATTGCGCTGTTGCATGCTGGCCGGGTCCCAAGGAAAATCGAAGTGATGGATATCGGTTGTCTTTTTCTGCAGGTTGACGCCTTCACCCATGGTCGCGGTGTTGCCAACCACGGCATCGAGTTTGCCGGCATTGAAGGCGTCGGCGATGTTCTGGCGCTTGGAGGATGATTCCGCTTCTGAGGCATTGATGATGGCGATTCGCTTGCGGTCCATGCCGGCGCGCACGAGTGCTTCGACAATCTTTTGGTGCGCTTGCACGCTGTCACAGAAAACTACCTGACCCCCGTCTTTGGCACCGGCCGCGATCACCTTGGCCGCATCTTCATATTTTGGACTGACTTCGCCAACATATTTTTCAGGGTCAAGTAGTTCCAAATCAAGAGCCGCTTTCCCCATCTTGCTCATGATCGAGAAAATGTGTGCGTCTCCGGTAGCGTCTTTTTCCTTGGCCGAGTCAATCAGGTCCTGGCGCAATCCCGCGTAGACGGCTTGTTGCTCTGCGTTCATGTCTACCAAGTGCATCTGGTCATCGCGCTGAGGCAGCACGAGCCCGACATCGGCAGCGGTTTTGCGGTCGATGTACTTGCGCATGATCTCGCGCAACTCACCCAAGTTCTTGAAGCCAGCGGTCACCATGGCGTCTTCGATGGTACCGGTGGTGGTGAGTACCTTGTCCTCGACAAACAAGCAGAACCGGTCCAGGAACTCTTCACTGTTGCGGATGCCGATCTGTTCAAACGCTTCCGGCGCGATATGCGACAACATCGAATAAATTTCCAGCGGCGAGTTCTTTGTCGGTGTCGCGGACAGCAGATAAATGCCTTTGCCATCATTGTGCTCGCGCAGGTACCGCGTTTTCATGTTCAGGTCAAAGGCGCGCATGCTCTCGCCTTGGCCGCCAAGGAACTTAGGCGTCGAGCCGAATCTTGCCTTGGCAGAAAACAAATTTTTGAAATTTTGCCCTTCATCCACTAACAGCATGTCGACGCCAAGGTCATTCCAATAGATCGCGTCTGTTCGCTTCCCGAACTCACGATTGGCAATCGCCTGATCGTACGCCTCACGGATTTTCTTCAACTTCTTGTCGCCGGCGTTGCCCTTCTTGTCGCCACGCTGCACCCAGAAGTCGGAACTGACGTATTCGCCCTTGGTAATCGGGTCAATGTCGATTTCTGAGAATGTCGGTTGCGAGATGAAAATGAAGTCGTAATCGTTTTGCACCATGTCGTGTAGCTTGCGCGCACGAGTGGCGGCGTCATCGGGTTTGCTCTTGAGCATGCCATCGGCATCGCGCGTGTAGGTTTCACCTATCACCAGACAGCGGCTGCCAGGAAACCAGCGCTCGGCTTCGGCGACCCAGTTGGCCAGAACTGACTTCGGCACCACGAACGTGGGGCGCTGCGCGGTGCCATTGATTTTCGCCATGCGCGCTAGCATGAGACCACGTACGGTCTTGCCGAGCCCGACGTCAGCCGCGACAATTCCTTTACCAGCGGACATCGCCCAGCGCAACCCCGCGTACTGGTATTGCTTCAGGCCCTCAGTATTCATGCCCGGGATATCAATTGTTGCGTCCGAAAACTCCTTCTGGACAAAGCCACGGAAGCGCCGGTTATACAAGTCTTCAACCTCGTCACGGTATCGACTCGTCAGCAACCACGCCTTGAAGTCTTCATTGAGTGCCTGAATGTCAGGTAAGTCTTTCTTGCCGACGCCATCACGGTTTAGGTAATTGGTGAGCAACTTCTGTGCGCTCGAATACTCGCTGCCACCTGTGACCGTGTACCACGCATCTGCAAACTTGATCGATATGTCTGGGTGCTTGCGCTCCCAGTCGTTACCGGAATTGTTCTTTTTGTCGTTCAGGTAGGCTTCGAGTATGGTTGTAGGCAGGAACGCGGTGTTGACCTGGATGTCGACGTCTTCGAGCGACTTCGGGTCGATGGCGTCTTCTAGGCGTTTTGCCTGCAGCGCATATTTTTCTGCTAGTCCTTCACGGAGTTCGCCTTGTGCTGTCGCTGCGCGGACCCCATCCAGCTTCGGCCAGAGGTCTCCGGTAAGGTAAATGTCCATGGTCGTCCAGCGGTCGCCACCTGCATAGGCGTAGTCGGACGAGGCAAAGAGATGGTCCTCGACGTCGGCAACTGGTTTGTCCATGCGCGCCGCCAGATCGGCAACTGTGAATAGGCCATTGTCATGCTCGATCGCAAGCGACTGCGCAGCGGTCTCGAACGACCCCTCGACGCGCTGCACAGTAGCCCCAGACACCACATCAGACAGCGTGCCGTCGGGTTTGACGGCGCCAATGAGACGATACAAAACGCGATCTTGCGATGCCGCCAACAACAAATTCTTGTTCTTTCCCGGGTTCCCATGCGCATCGACGTAAGCCTGAACGCGCTCGGCCAGGCCGACCCGGTCGCCACCGGCGATAGCTGACTCAATATCGCGCGCGAGCTGCTGGGCATCGGTCACATCGGCAGACTGCATGAACTCGTCGACACGGTGCCAGCGCGGCGGCCGCCCCTGCAGAATATAGTCAATGCCATCAACCGTCTTGGTATCGCCGACCTTGCCGACAACGTAATTGCGTTTCACGGCGGCGCCGAGCACCCGCTTGCGGTCGCCATCATCATCGAGTGCGTCAACGACTTCCTGCACGGTAGGCGTCGGCGTCTTGAATTCGTCTGGTTGCCATGTACTGATGCTATCTGGGACGCCGATCATACTCCCGGCTACCGTGATGTCATTGCCGATTCCGGCCTTCGCCCGCCAGCCCGCTTCCATTGTACCGAAGACTGAATCAGCACCACGCCCTTCAAAATAGTTTCCTGACAAGTAATCCTCGTCCCAGACGCCGAGTTTCTTCATGGCCGCGCGCCCAGCAGACTTCAGCGCCGCCGCTACATCATCAGGACGTTTGCGGAAGAACACAATATCTGTCGTCACTTCGGTATGGCTGTGCTCGAATGCCGTGTTTGGCATGCGAATGGCGCCGAGAAATTCGCCTTTGCAGAGTAGGCGCTGGCGGACCTTTCTGCCGCTGCTGCTGTCGAGCACGCCAGTGGGCACGATCATCGCCACCACGCCGCCGGGTTTGCACTTATCCAGCGACGTATCGAGGAAGTAACCTTCTGCGGTGGACAGTTCCGGCTTATCGTCTTTGATGAGACTGCCGCGGAGTCCGAATGGCGCGTTCCCGATGACTGCATCGAACTGGCGGTCACCATCGGATGTAGCGAAACGCTCCAGGCTGGAATTGACGATTTCATGGCGGTCACCATGCAGGACATCGGCGATCGCTGCGCTGGTCGGGTCGAGTTCGACGCCGGTAAGGCGCACGCCGACCGGCGCAGTATGCGCAAAAACGCCGGTCGCGCAGGATGGTTCCAGCACAGTGCCATGCGTTACGCCGAGCCGCCCCAGGACTGTCCACATGGACTTCGCCACTTCCTGGTCGGTATAGAACTCGTTCAAGCTGTCGCCGCAGCCACCGTTACCGCTGTATTGGCGCAAGACAGCGCGATCGCTGTCGGTGATGTCTTTGCCGGAATTGACGATATCGAATGCTTTTTGGTTGATTTCGCGGCGCCTGGCTTTGGTGATGCCGGCGGGGACGCCGAATGGGCCTTGCTCGACTGCTGACGCTGGCGCAGCGGCTTCGATAGGATGTGGTTCGACAGGCGCCACATGCATTGAATACTCTACTGCTTTCGCACGCGAAATCGCTGGTGTGGTGCCAAGATGCTTCTCGCGAATGAACCAGCCACCGTCCTTTTTGAACGTGTATTCGTCAATGGCCTTGGCCTGGTCAGCGCTCAGATCATGCCGAACCACGCCGCGCAGCGTCTTACCGCGCCCGGTGACGTGTTCGGTTATTTCATGTTTTGTTGCAGGTTCAGCCGATTCCGTTGCAATTTCAGGCTCTATTGGCGCGGAAAACAGGTCCGGCGTTTCGCCGACTGTAGCTGTAGGTACGGTGATAACGAACTTCGCCGCCACTTGTTCAGGTGTGATTCCATCCAATTTCGCCATTTCGGCGATCAGACGCTGGCGCTGCGGTTCCGTCATGCCTGACAATGTATTGGAAAGCCGCTCGGTGCCGCCATGTGCGGCAATGAACGAATCAAGCTTCTTGTGCCGAGGCGCAGTATCGTGCTTCAGTTTGATTTTTTGGATGCGCGTATGCGGTGCCACTACGGTACCATCGGCACGCACGCTCGCTCCGACATGGACAGGCGCACTAAACAAGCCAAATTGCTCGGATTTGAAGAATATCAGCATCGCAGTGGCCGTCAGATTGGGATTCTGACAGCCTACCATCACGATGACTTGGTGGTTTCCTTGAAGAACAGCACAGCCTTAATCATCGCAGGCTTGTCATACGTAGCACGCACCTTGGCGACGAACTCGTCAACCGGCATGGCGGTGATCGGCCCCAGAAAGCGCGGGTCATCGTAATTGCGCAAAAATGCCGCGCGCGCCGCAGTCTCATTGGGGAAGTTGACCATCACTTTGTCCTCGTCGTAGCGCTCCCAGTCGCCGACTTTGCGCTGGCGCACCACATAGACCTGCGTGGCGTCTTCATCCGGCCCGACAAATACGTCGACCTCATCGCCATCGGTGCCTTCACTCCGGCAGAAATAGCCGTATGGGCGCACCATGGTGGTCGACCACTTGTCGCCATTCGGCTTGGTGCCGCTGCGCGTCGATCCCGCCTCGTTCTCGACGGCGATCTCAAGTCCATGCCAGGCGATGCGCCGCTTTTTGTAGTTGCCAGCGGCGATCTGGGCTTCGGTCGGTTGGGCCTTGACGAATAGCACGGACTTCACCATCGGCACCCCAGCCATATCAGCCTGTTCGCACTTGCAGATGGGGCACATACCAGGACCGCCGCAGCGCGCTTTGATCATATCGGGGCGTGGATTGACGTGGCCGTGCGACTTCCCGGCATTATGGTAGGCGGCGGCGACTGCCTGCGCGCGCGGATGTCCGGCACGAATCATTTCGGCTATGTTGGAACTGATCACGGATTGGCTGTCGCCTGATGCGAGTGGCATTATTTCTTCCTCAAAATTTCACGAATGCGAGCGCCGAACTCGGCATCCTCACCCGGTAGATCATCAACCTCTTCAAGCCAGGAACCACGGCAATTATGAACTACTACGCCACGGCCAATAATGTACGATTCATCTTCTTCAACGCCAAAGTTATAAAGCAATTTATTTGTCACATGACGCCTAGAAATAGACGATACATCCGCACTTCCAAAAGTATATTCACCAGAATGGTTAAGCGCCAAACGAGCAATCGATTCAGCCACCTTATGCGGTGATTCTTTTGCATTCAAAGAATCAAAACGCATTACATTCCAACCTGATAATTTTAGATCATCATCGCGCTTGCTATCACCGCCGCCAGATAATCTACCATGCCATGGTTCACCATCTATTTCGACAGCAATTTTCTGTTCCGGCAATGCAATATCAATCCACCAATAACGCTTACGACCAGCAGCATCTGGATAATTTCTATCAACTCGATGCTGAAGATCAACCGATATTCCTAGACACTCAATCATCTCGGCAATATCTTCCTCAATTGGGGATGGTGTGTAATTATGCTTTGATGCAGTCAGCCCACCTTTACGTTTTGATTCTGGAGTTTTCAACCAAGAATAACCAAGGGCACTTGAAGCAATACGTGCGCTTGCAGTTATTTCACGCCTCTGTTCGACCGTCATGCCACGCATACGAATACGATTAGAATCAGCAGTTTGTTTTATGGCAGCGGCATATGCTATTGGATCACCAGTTGAAAATTGGTTTATTCCAAGATGAACAGCACATTGGCTTGAGCATGATTTTATATGCGGGTGATGTGCATTAACAAACGGTTTTCTGCAAGTTTCACAAATTTTAGCTAATGCAGACACTTTATCGCCAATAACTATATCGCCAGCATTAACCCAACCCCTTTCGGTTAGAACAGGATGTTCTGGCGTCATTTCAGAAATCTTAATGCGATTTCTACCATCTTGTGAAATTTCAATCTGAATTACATCACCAGTATGACGAGCACCAGATAGAATCCATGTTACTTTCCGAAATCTACCTTTGTGTGTGAGAACTAGATCACCAATAGAAATATCGCCAATCTTTTTCCAACCATCGACAGTATAAATATTAACATTTCTGCTGATGAAACAATTGGGATGCTGCGCGCCAGCGGCCACATGGTACATCTCTTCCGGTTGCCTCTCGACCAATATCCCGCCTTGGCGCCGGCGCGGCGCGGCCGAGCGCCCGAGATTGGTCTTGCCGACCCATACCTGGGTATCGCCATTCTTATCGACAGCACCCGGCGCGACAACCTCCAGCACCATGCCATCGATGCGCCTGCACCATGGGCAAGCGCCATGGTATTGCTCAAGGCGTCGCAACTTCTTGCCTTCCGGCATTGATGCCACGTAGCCCTGGTTGGAGTTCTCGACCGCTTCCGTCAACGCTATCCGCCGCCAATCCCGATTCAACTCCCCGAACGCATCAAACAAAGCCGTCTGCAAGTTGTTCATCGGAGCCGGATTACCCAAGGCATCGGCAGCCATCTTGAGTTGGATGATGGCGCGCATGGTCTTGCGGGTCGACGCCGCGAGTTCAACCACGTTTTCGCAGCCGCGCACGCGCGCGTAGTCGATGACGGCGCGCTGGACGGGAGTGAACGGGAATTCTGCGGCGGCAGCGGCGACGGTGGCAGGGAGTTTTTCGAGTAACACATCAACCTGCTTGGCCGATACCGTCGCCATGCTCGCCTGGACACGGCCCATGAGCACGGACCTGGTAGCCAGCCACTCGGCTTCGGTGCGCAGCGCATCCGGCGCCAGGTACTTGTTGCACAGCATGTCCACGCACAGCATGTAGTCATCGAGCGTGAACGTACCCGGTGCCAGCGACTCCAGGTAGAGCTTGACCAACTTCATTTCGCTATCGGTCCAGCGCTCGTGCATGCCAGCCGGCACGACAGTGCGGTGCTGGCCGACATGGCGCTCGCCGGCGAGCCATTGCATGAGTTCGTTTTTGAAGCCGTCGAGCCGCATCAAGCCGCGCTCGGTAAAGAGTTCGATCATGCGCGCCAGGAACGGAGAATGGTGAACCGCCCATATCAGATCGGGATCGCCCTCACCAATGGCCTTGTGCAAGTGCTCCAGCGCGGAATTGGTATGGTCTTCGCAGCAGGCGCCGACATCGATGAGAAGTGGTTTTTCCATTGGACTATCCTACAATCACGCACGCGCCCCTGCCGGGGGAGACTTTCGCACACCACTATGCACCCGGCATGGCGCAACCTCGCTGCGGTGGTTTAAGCCCACTACCCGCTGACGGCGACCTTTCGGATTGCTTCAGCGTACTGTAACGACGCCGGGCACCGCGAAGGGTGCCCGGATGTGGACTATGTGTACCCGTCTCAGGCTTACCGGCCAGGTCTCTGGACCGCCGACACTCACGTTTTGAGGAAGCCATACCGTGCCAGGCTTCTGATTCTCCAACGTCAAGCCACGTTGAAACGGCCTCAAATCCGTCAAGCAGCCGGCAATGGGCTATATTCTTGCTGGTTACGTCTCCAGCGCGGACTTCCACCGCCGTCTTGTTTTTTGTGGCCGTAGGCTCCACTGCTCTCATCCGCCCTTGGCTTACGTGGATACGTCGCTTTCGCTCACGCCACTTATTGCCAACTTAGGATTCTGGTGCCACTAAGAGGAATCGAACCTCTCTGATGCCGGTCCTTGGTTCCCGGCCCCAATCCAATCAAGGGCAAATCTGGTGGATGCGGCTGGATTCGAACCAACGCGCTGTTAAGACCTGCTCTACAGGCAGGTGCCATCAACCACTCGGCCACGCATCCTGAAACTGGTGGAGGACTTTCACCTCCTGCCAACCGCAATTGTAATCGTACCAATGCGTTGGTCTGAATTGACTGCTTGGCACCATCGCATGCATTCTCCGATGCGGCATCAATTCTCTTCTAATCGTGGCCGAGCATCAGTGAATGCAGTCAACGACTCGGCTATTCCCCTGTACAGGGTTACCACTTTGCGCTCTCACGGTGTTTCTGGTTGCGGGAGATGGAATCGAACCACCGACCTTCAGTTTATGAGACTGACGAGCTACCGCTGCTCTATCCCGACACACGAATTGGAACTTCAGTAATTGGTGCCAATTCGTGTGCTGTCTCGAAAGAGACAGCGTGCCAAGTCTTTACATCCTTGGCTGGGTAACGATTACGCTGCCGGAGCGGTTGGTGCCGGGGCCGCAGCAGGCGCAGCAACCGGTGCTTCTTCCAACGCCAGCGATACGGCTTCGCCGGCGACAGTGGTAACGGTAGCGATATCGCTGGCGTTGTCGGCGGAATCGGTTGCTGTGATCGTCGCAGTGCCGACCTTGCCGGTGCCGGTAACGACAGCGGAAACGCCATCGCCGCCTTCGACGACAGTCGCAATGGTGTCATCGGACGAAGTGAAAACGACAGCGCCGTGCGCGGAAGTGACATTGCCAGCAGCATCTTTGAAAACGGCAAGAACGGTTTCGGTGAGCACGCCACCGACTTGGAAATTGATTTGCATGACTTTTTCAACCTTTATGATAGTTAACCGCCGGGCCTCATGCCTATGGCGATGGAAGAGATCGAACATAAATTTTACCTTCACGACGAACAGGCGTATTACATCAAATTTGAACAATGCTTGTCAAGCATTTATTCAACTTTTTTTGCAGCAGCCTGTTCCTTGGCGAATTCGGCGGCGCGCGCTTGGACGGCGGCAGGAGCGCCCTTCAGCAACTCAGCCATGAATTCGGCAGGCGGCTCGGTGCCGCCGTCATAGCCATCAAAGTGGCTATGTGGTATTCCTTGGATTTTCTTTTCTTCAGCCATGATATTCACCTCCTACAAGAACAGTATAGGCCGAATCATAGCCTTTGTCATGATCTTTTTTGGTACAAGTGCGGGCGTTCCCTTGCCGCTAATCAGTTTTGGCCCTTCTTCCTTGCTGCGGTTGTTATCATGGAATGACCACGCGTCGACATTGTTCTTGATCTTGTCGAAATTGGCTTCGTTCTCGGTGTTGCCAAGCACCACCTCTGGCGGCACGTACCGGCCGGTTTCGCCACCGCCAGCGAACCGCGACATGGCGCGCTTGGCCGCCTCTTGCCGTGGCAGATGCATGTAATGCGCTTCCGTGCGGAATCCGGCGTCTTTGAACGAGTTGATCTTGTCTTCCAGCGTCTTGCCGGTTTTCATCGTGGCATCAAGTACCACGTTGACACCCAGGATCTTGGCCATCGCCAGCACGGTATCAAGAATATGCCCAGACTCTTCATGGACTTGGTGCGCGTTCCAACCCGCATATTCCGGCAACATGCCCTTGATGTGATCGGCATCGAGTACGATCGCGTTTTCTTCCTGATAGACCTTGCCGTTCAGCGTGGACTTTCCGGATCCGCCACGGCCACCGAGCGCGATGAAGGTTGGCTTCTGACCAGGCGCCGGCGTGGCCGCCTTGACGCGTTCATTCGAAAGCAGACCAGGCACCTTCTTGCCCTTCACCTCGACGCCATCGAATATGATCTTGCGGTGCATGGCCGCACGTTCCGGGTTCCAGACGCCATCCTGCGAGTGCTCTTGATCGGTCGGCTTGACAGTCCCAAGCTTTTCTACCGTCTTGGCGGCGCGTTCGCGTACTTCTGGCGGATGCGCGGCCATGATGCTTTCCGCCGAGGCGTTCGGGTCATCGTGCTGTTTGGCGAAGTCGGCCGCACTGAACTTGTCGGGATGAATGGTTTCGTCATCGTCATGCGGCGACGCGTCCGGTTTGTCGTCGCCATACCATTGGTGCGTCACGCTGGCATGCGGTATCCTATGCGTGGCGCCGGCACCATCCTGGACGGTGTGGCCATCGGCACCACTGGCGATTACCTTACCGTGACCCTTGAATTCACCGTGATTGAACCCGACATGCGACGGCGCGGAATCGGCATGCGCACGCTCGCGCGGTTTGGCCTGATCGGGATTGGTCCGCACCCATTTGTTGACCTGGACCCCGTTTTTGTCTGTTATCTGTTTGCGCGACAGACCAGGGCCAGGTGGCGCGCCATTGGCCTTGGCGAACAGTATCATGCGGTTACCTCGAAGCGACTTGTCCAAAACCATATCTCCTAACCTGGCGCTGGGATCGATGCGAAGGAATTTCTTCTTGCCGGCGGCATTGCCAACGATGGCACCGTCCTCGCCCTCGTCGATGACAGTGTATTTCACCGGCGCGCGCTTCTTATGCCCGAGCACATGCTCCCACTTGACCTGGTGCGGCTTGTTTTCGTGGTGCACAGTCACGCCATGGCACCCGATCGAGCGCACTTGACCGCACGCTGGTCCGCTTGCGTGTTGGAAATAGATTTCGTCGCCGATCTCGGTGCCGGCGGCGAAATCGGTGGCATTACCTTTGACAGCAACTCGGCCCATTAGTACAGCGCTAGAATCAGCGTGGCCGTCGTACCAGTTGAAAGAACCTGAGACGGCGAGATTTTCAATAGCGTACCGGCTGGGACTGCTGAGAATACAACGCTAGACCCTGCATAAAATGTCACCGCTACCGCGCCGGCACCGCCGACCCATAAGCCCTGACATCCTACAGGGAGCGTAGTGGCGTTGCTGGGGGTAACTGCGATAGCCGACATCGCGCACTCGGTTACGCGGACACTGCCGGCTATACCTTGTACTTGAATAGATGCTTTGGTTTGAATGTCTTGAACTGTCTCTTGCATATCAAGCCTCGATCGTAAAAATTGGGAGTCCGAACGACTTGGTCATCGGGTTTGGTTCGTATTCGTCACCAGACGCAGCTGGGAGCGGCTTGTCCGTGCCATGTGCCGGTGCGCCGAAGTCGCCACTGTCCTTGTCGCCACCGAAGTCATTGCCGGCCGGCGCCGGTGCAGCACTACCGGAAGCGGCACCCAGTGGTTGCCCGTCATCGTCAGCATTTTCATCGGCTGGCTCCGCCATCTCCCCCTGCGGTTGCCCGAAATCCTGCTGGCCCTGTTGTTGCTCAGCCTGCCAGGGTCCGATAAGCGACGGGTTCAATGGCGCATCGCCCCAAGCAGCTTCTATTTTTTCATATCCGCGTTTGGCGCGCATCTCGTTGACGGTCAAGACAAGCTTTTCTTCCTCGAACCCCTGCTTTTCGTCCTCGTCGTCGAGGCCAGTGAAGCGGAAGCAATACTTGTCGCTGAACTCGGCAACGATGAAATCGCTGTAGACATTCTCGAAATAGTGCAGCAACGGCAACAAGCCCTTGTCCTTCGACGAGATGATCTTGTCTTCGGTGTCGTTGTTGCCGCCGAGACTTGATGTCTTCGAGCTGAAGCTCTCGAAGTTGATCTCTTCCGGCGAGATCCCGTAGACAGCGCAAATGATCGACGTCAAGAAGACCATCCACTTGCTGAACATCATCTCGTTGACTTCTTGGCCGAAGTTCTCGAATGCGGCCTTGCTCTCTTGGTCCTTGGATACCAGGACCGGCATCGTCCAGGCGTTGGCGATACCCTTTGTCATTGCCGACCACATGCGCTTGAAGGCGGCGAGGTCATTGGCATCGTAGTCGCCGGTGAGGTGCAGCAGCCCCTTCGGGATGGCGTTGCTGTCGAAGAACTTGCCATTGTACGTCATGGCGTTCAGCAGGTTCGTGACCGTCTTGACAAGCAATTCCGTCTCGGATTGGCCGTATCCGCCCACGATTACGTCTGCGCGGGGATTGCGCGGAACGTAGATGAGGTCATCGAATGTGTAAGCGGATCGGATTTGCCCCTGCACCACCTGCAGGGCCCGGATCTCGTCGTCGCCTTGGTAACCAACCTCGGTGCAGAGCCGGATCGTGGCGCCATCGACGGCATAGATGCCATCCATGCCCTGCGAGCGATTGCGCTTGAATTCAGTCTCGATCGGTGCCGAGTCCATAGTCAAGCTGTCGCGCACTTGCTTGGTCAGAAAGCTAGTGAAGTCGTCGCGCTTGAGCCGTGCCCGCGCGCGCGGGTTTGTTTCCCATCCGCAGTTGGTGAAAAACGTCTGGAGCGCGGTGATGCTCTCCTTTTCTGGTTTGCCGACAAAGGCATCGCGATCACGCATTCGGATTTCGAAGCCTGGGCCCTTACCGTTTTCCTGCGCCCGCGCAAAGCGCTGAACTTGGCGAATCCGCGTCCAGATGACTGCCGACAAGACTGGCGTTTGCTCGACCATCATCCGCATCGAATCAAATCCGAACGCGCCCGGGCGTTCATAATAGTCCCCCCAGACGCCGACTTGGTTATCATCGAGATCGACCGACTGCATACCAGGTTGCCGATTGCGGGCCGCCATGCTGGGGAAGTGAATGACATTGTTGCGGGTCAGCGCCTTATTCATCTCCTGTTCTGCATAATTCTCACGCATCCAGTCGATAATAGGCGCGATATTGCCAGCAGGTATCAGATCGGAACGCGTAGGCATAAGCGTTTTTTGCAATTCTGCCATCGCGGCGAATTGTTCGTCCGCCGGCGCACGCGAGTCGGACAGCAGTTTTCTGGCATTGTCGGTCATGGTGCTAGTATCAAGTCACGACGACCTCATTTTTATGTTGCTTTTATTTGATTGATTGATTAAAATTGATTAATACCTATGGAGGTGTATCGATGAAGCGTAAAAGTAGGGATGCCAAGTTTTCGCACAATGTTCCTGCTGATTTTTCGTTGGCAGTGCAAAGAGTGTGCAAGAGAAAGGTGCGCTATGCGGACAAGGGTCCGGCAATTCGCGGCGCCCGGGCATTCATGCAAAATGCAAAAGGACTGTTATCCATGGGCGCATATCAATGCCGCCATTGCAACGGCTGGCACATCACCCGCAATACCGATGGCGCGCCGCTGGCGGCCGGCAAGAAAAAGTTTGTTTTAGTGCATCTTTCTGAGGAACTATAATGCTATTCGAAATCATCAACCCATCCGACCCCTACACCATCGAGGCGAACAGCCTGGAAATCGCTGCAGTGGCATGCTGCATCCTCGGCGAAGGCAAGTATGCTCTCGCAGAACTCAGCGGTGATAAATCCGGAAATGTTCCAATGTTCATGTTTGGCGGACAAGACGACTGGTTCATGAAGCAGTTTGGTCGGACCTTCGAGCAATCGTGCAACTACGCATCCCAAGAATGCACCGATGAATTGTGCTGCTGCTTGGCGTCGGTCATGATCGGTGGCGCTGATAACCGGCGCGCCGCCGAGGAATTGCTCAAGCGCACCGGCACGCCGCAAACTTACTTGGCGGCGTTGTACGAAATGCACGACGCCAAGCGCACCAGCATGAACGACATCGGTCGCACTGCCTGGGGCATGGCGGATTTCATCAAGGTCACATTCGGCAAGGAAAAGGTGCATTGATGGACAGCGGGAAACTGATCTTCATGGCGTATGGAGCGATCGCATTTTTGGCCGGATATTTTTGCAGCGAGATCATTTGGCGACTGGCTATCAAGCGCGCCAAGTATCTCGACAAAGACGAAATCGACCCGTACGATTTCTCCAGCAAATAGCCATGCTCAACGGCATCTACGACAACCAGCGCACCGGCCACCGTGAGGAATATCTCGAAGGCGTCCTGGTCGGCCGCGCCGGCTGGGTGACACTACGGTGTCGGCCATGGCGATATTACAACGATGTACCGAAAGGAACGATTATGCGTGGTAACCCGAATTGGAGAGCGGAATTGCAAGCCGGCGCCGAGGTGATCTGGCCTGGTGATCAGCGCGCGCACAAGGTGCTGACGGTCGACCAGGATGCCGGAACATGCATGCTGGAAAATGGCGACGACGAACCGATTTCTTGCACCATCGCCGAGTTGGAATAACCGTGCTCGACTTCATCGCTATCGGCCCAGGTCACAAAAAAGGCGGCTATTACGCCGGCTACGTGCGTCCTGGCACGCGAATTTTTGTACCGCTGGTCGACTGCGACACCAAAGCGCAGGCAGAATCGGCGGCCGATGAGTTGCAGCGCGAAGCCGCTATGCGCGAACGTGCGGCCGAGATCGCCACGGCGCGATTCGTGCCTCGCAATGTCGTGCGCGGGTTTTATGATGATGATGTGCAGGTATGATATCAGGCACCATCTGGAGACAGTATGAATCCGCTTTGCTTGAGCATGCAATGCTGATTGAGAAGCAAATAGAAGAATTCTTGATTTCCGGCGCGATGTTGCGTGATATAAGCATTTCTGAAGCTAGACCAACATGGTGCATTAATTTTGAACCAGAACAACCATTTACGATAAGGTTTCCAGATCAATGGATGACATAAACGCCAAACACCCGCCGCCGCACACTGGGCCGCGTGCGCGCAAACTCACGCCAAACACGATGCTGGTGCGCGGTGTCCTGCATCGCAAACGCCCACTCTGCGGTCCCGACGGCAAGGTCATCATGCGGCTTGGGCAACCTCAATGGGAATGGATACCGGCATGAGTACCTGTGACACATGCACCCACCCTGGCGCGTGCTGCAGCGGATTCACAATTGGAGGTAAGCATTTCAATATCGATAACTGGAAAATTGAAGCTGAAAACTTCATGGAATTGTATGGACTGTATTATTTCAAACCAGTCCGCCCACTTGTCGAACAATTGTCTTCATATCCGCCAGAAGGTAAAACTTTAGTGCAATTCGATTGCGAACGGCTTGGCGCCGACGGCCGCTGCACAGATTACGAGAACCGGCCAGAAACTTGTCGAGTGTATGAAGCTAAAAGCGATCCCCTCTGCGCCATGTACGAACACCAACTGAAAGGAATCCCGATCCGGGTACAGCGATGAACACCACAACGCAACAAGCGCTGGAGAAGCGCGCCATCGACGCCGAGGCAATGCTCTCAGTCCAGATGAAGATCAATCACAAGCTGCATGACAATTTGGAGAAGGCGGAAGCGGAGATTGTTGACCTGCGTCTTCAACTCGCCCGTATGCAATTGGACTCTCTGTTACCCCAAGTGCAATCCGCGCAATCAACTGCACACGCCGCCGCCAGTCGTTAGGCGAAGTCGCTTCGAGCGGTTTGTCGAGTTCGGCGATGAGGCGTAATGCTTCGATGGCGTCCATTCATCAAATATAGTGTCACGATTCCAGCACAAAATAATCAATTTAGGTTAATATTGATGGCATGAATACACCGATCAGAACTCAAAGAAAACGGTCAAAAGGCTGGATATTACCGCCGAATACAGTCTGCGTGACACGGCCATCGCAATGGGGAAATCCATTTAGCGTGGCGCCGTTGCAGGCAGTTGGGACAATGGTCGGTCCAAATTATATCGCAGTACCGACCATTGAGGATGCCGTTGAATGCTATCGCTACTGGCTTGAACTGAACGAACGCGGTAAAGAAATTGCGGCCTTGGCAAAAACTGAACTTCGCGGTAAGAATCTTGCATGCTGGTGTAAGGTCGGCGAATTGTGCCATGCCGATGTGCTGTTGGAGGTAGCAAATTCATGAGCAAACGCAAACCCTACAACCCCAACAAAGCCGCCCAGCGCACTGCATCATTCCAGCGTGCGCGCGAGAACGCGGTTCCGTTGGCAGATGATCAGATCGCCGATCTCTCGATCGCATTCCGCATCGCCTTCGACCTCATGATCACCGGCCACGCCGATGAGCAGCAGTGGTCGACGTGTACGGTCGCGCTCAATATCGCGCTGATCCTGGCAGAGCGCGGATTTGGCCAACACTTCGTTGACGACATCAACGCAGCGCTCGAAGGTGCGTTCCGTGCCCGCGTGCGGGCGCAACGCACTGGGGCATGGGGATACGACGGCGCCGCCATGACCGCCATCAAGCGCGCATTCGAGATCCATGAAGCGCAGATTGAGAATGCAACGCGGGCTGACTTGCGTGCGGCCATTGCCGAGATACGCCAGCGCATTGACGATGGCGTGGTTTTTGAACAGAGTGTGAGCGCAATCCCCTAGATTTATCTATGGGGTGAGCGATTGCTCTTGACTATTTTGCTATAACCTGTATATTGTCGGCATGGATAAGTTCAAGTCAAATAACAACATCGTTTTTTCGAGCAAGTATCATGTTGTGTGGTGTCCGAAATATCGGCGCAGCGTGATCGTTGGTGATATTGAGTTGCGGTTAAAGCAGATTGTCCGCGAGGTGTGCGGTGAGCTTGGGGCGGGAATAATCGAAATGGAAACGATGCCGGATCACATTCATTTGCTTGTCGAGGTTGACCCTCAATTCGGGATTCATCGGCTGGTAAAGCGCATCAAAGGGAGGTCGTCAAGGCTTCTTCGCCAAGAGTTCAAAAGCCTTAAATCCAGACTGCCCACGCTGTGGACTAACTCATATTTTGTAGCGACTGTAGGTGGTGCGCCATTGGCGATTATCAAGCAGTACATCGAACAGCAAAAATCAGCATGATTCAGGCACAAGTAAAACTCAGGTTAAGCGCCAATAAAGAAGTGCAGCTTAACGATTGGCTGTGGTCTTTGACTGCGGTTCATAATTTCGCCGTGCGCAAGATCGAACTTGATGCGAAGGATGGGATTTACTATACCGGCATGGACTTTCAGAATATCCTTGCCGACCACGGGAAGAAGATCGACATACCGAGTCACACGGTACAGGGCATGTTGGCGCAGGTTCACACGGCATGGTCAAGATGCTTCAAAAAGATCGGCGGAAAGCCGAAGCTAAAAGGAATGCGCAACAAACTCAATTCAATCCCGTTCCCTGACCCCATAAAGTCGCAGGAAGGAAACCACATCAAACTGCCTGGTATCGGGTTGTTGCGCTTCCATAAGCAGGACATACCGAAAGGCAAGATCAAGTGCGGACGCATCATCAAGCGCGCTTCCGGCTGGTATCTGTGCCTGTTCATTGATGCGGAGCGCAAACCTATCCAGCGCACGGCGGACGGCATGATCGGGATAGACCCCGGCTTTAAAGATTTAATCACCACTTCTGACGGCGAGAAGGTACCGCACCCGAAGGAGTTGCAAGCCTCGCTAGATCGCCTAGGACAGGCACAGCGCGGCCTCAATCGCAAGCAGGTAGCGAGATTGCATGAGCGCATCAAGAACCAGCGCAAAGACAGGAATCACAAGCTATCGCTGCGACTGGTGCAAGAGAATACCTTGATCGTTTTCTCGAAGGACAACATCAAGGGGATAGCAAAGAAGTTTGGGAAGAGCGTATCCAGCAGTGGGCATGCTCAACTTCGGTCAATGTTGAGTTACAAGAGCATTCAAAGCGGTACTCAATACATCGAAGTCGTTTCCCGTAATTCCACTAGGACTTGTTCGTCATGCGGAGCTTTAACCGGGCCGCAAGGATGGGCAGGACTATCAGTAAGACATTGGGAATGTGGATGTGGAGTCCGCCACGACAGAGACGTAAATGCTGCCGTAAACACCCTCTTGTCCGGCATGGGATGTGCCGCGAATCAGGAGTTACGCCATGTCGCATAACTCCGACCGGAATCCCCCGGATTTATCCGTGGGGATGTTCAATAGCCTCTACCGCTGGGCAGACCGCCACCAGACTCTGGTTCTGATCATCATCGCTGCATTAATTCTATTGGGAGGATATCTTGAACAAAATCCATGACCTGAAACATCCTGTACTGGGGCACAAAATCGAGTGGCGCGATAAAGACCATACTGACATCCGCATCAGTATCGAATTCGAGCGCGCGCGTTTGCGTGCGGCAGCGCCAGTTGCGGCACCATCTCCGGTTAAAAACGTGCGGTCGATTAAGGCTGCGAAATGAGTAATTTCCCAGATGGCCCTGACCATTCCGAGATTACGGCAATTCTGCCCGTTCCGCTATTGATGCCGCTATCGTGCAGCAGGAGGAGGCTCCTCATGCCTAACCTTCTTCGCCCTCCTTTTCCTCGCGTCTTCGGCTCTACAATCCAATCCACCAAAGGAATAGATCATGAGTGCAGTCATGAGTGAGTTGAAACCTTGCCCGTTTTGCGGAGGCGCAGAAGTAGTTCGCGTTGATTTTTACAAGTCGCCGCACAATTACGGAGACTCACTATCAGATTTTGTAATGTGCAATGGATGTGGATCTCATATTTCAAATATCGACTGTTTGGATTGCGAAGGCGGAAGAGATTGTGCTGAAATTTTGCATCCCGCGTTGCTCCTTATCAAAGGTGACAGCGCCAAAGTGCTGCGGACGGTTCCCGCCGAAAGCGTGGACTTGATCGTAACATCGCCACCATATGCGGACCAACGTAAAAGCACTTATGGCGGGGTTCATGCCGATCACTATGTAGAGTGGTTCATGCCAATAGCGGACGAATTGCAGCGCGTTTTGAAGCCAACAGGCTCTTTCATTTTGAATATCAAGGAACGGGTCGTTGATGGCGAACGCCACACCTACGTGATGGAACTAATCATTGAAATGCGTAAACGTGGCTGGCTGTGGACGGAAGAATATATTTGGCACAAGCGAAATTGTTACCCTGGGAAATGGCCTAACCGCTTTCGTGACGCTTGGGAGCGATGCATTCATTTCACAAAGCAAAAGCAGTTCGCTATGTATCAAGACGCTGTAATGGTTCCAATGGGCGATTGGAAGAATTCACGGCTCAAGGCATTAAGCGAAACCGACCGCGTGCGCGATGAATCAAAAGTTGGCAGCGGCTTTGGAAAGAAAATTGAAAACTGGATAGGTCGGGAAATGGCTTACCCGGCGAACGTATTGCACCTGGCGACAGAGTGCGGAAACAAAAAACACAGCGCGGCTTTCCCTGAAAGTTTGCCGGAATGGTTTATTAAGTTATTTACTAAGCCTGGCGATATGGTGCTTGATCCGTTTTCGGGGTCTGGTACAACGATGCGCGTTTCCCGCAACCTAGAGCGCAGTGCTATTGGCGTTGAATTGTCCGAGGAATATTGCGCTTTGACGGCAGCGGAATTAGGACTTAAAAAATTGAAGGGCGGCATTTATGACGCCCCTTAATCTTGATGATATTGTTGCCGACCTCAAAGCCGAGCAACACAATATGTTTGTGGTGAAGAAAATCATTGACGAGCGTAATGAGTACTTTGAAATGCTCCGCAGACTTGAAACACTTCTTGCCGAAAAAGAAATAGAGTTTGACGCGCTCAAAGCCGAGCGCGAGAAGGATAAGGATAGGCTGGATTGGCTGTCTGCCATACTGCGATCTGATAACGTAGAAGTAGGTATAGCTCTGTACGCAGGGTCAAAGCTAGTGGATACGGTTTGCAAACATTTGGTTTGGGTATCTAGTTTTTCTGGTTGCGGAATTGATAATGATTACTTCGATTTTGATGACGATTTTGGCGATGGGTTGACATTGCGAGAAGCAATCGATGCCGCAATCGCACAGCAGAAAGGCAATCATGAGTGAACCGCGTGAATGCCCGATGTGCCGCGGCGAGGAAATTTACTTTTCCGAAGGCGATACGCATCGCTGGATGAATGTTTCCTGCCATTGCGGGATTAAATTCGAGGTTGCAAAGACCAATAGCTCGCTGCCTGCCGGGCACTCTGTGAATACTGCTGGGGCTATTGAGCAATGGAATACTCGCGCACCCGGCCCGCAACGCGGCAATATCGTCGGGCAAGATGCGTCTGGACAGAGCGCGATGGGGAATATTTGAAATGATCTGCGAACTAAGACTAGTTTCCGATGGCGCTCGTTTTAAATTGCTGCGTACTGGCGAATGGTTTAAGTTGGTTCGTAGAAATTTCGATAGAAACAGGATGCGCATCATCGTTAAAGGCGATAACCGAGCCGAGGGAACGCTCAATCATCAATGCCTTGTACAAGTCGATGTTAAGCCGAAGATAAAACTGAAAGGATTTAAATGAGCGAAGCACTAGAGCGAGTCATCGCAGAGCAGCAATCGAAGATTGATAGTCTGCAAAAGGATAATGCTGCTTTGCTGGCGTCCAGCACGAAATCAGCACAAAGCAGGCATGATCGCGATACGGAATTATTTAAAGACATTGATACCCTGCTGGATTTCAAAGTTCGTCCGTATTGGAAAGACGATCAAGAAGAATCTTTTAAGAAATTTACTTCCCTGCATCACGAACTCCGCATGCACTTGCTAGAAAATGGTTGGTGCATTCGATGTGGTGATTGGGGCCATACTTGCGGGTGCAATGATGAATAAATTCCCTCGCGCTCCAGATAGCGCAAAAAATGGTTTGCATAGGATCCAAAATTTTTGCATCCTATGCAAATAACTCAGGCGGACGCCTCAACCGAGTCGGCCACCTGATACCGATCCCGTAACCGCCAGCATTCGCGCACCAGCAGCAATATCCCCCAGCGCTGAAACACAGTATCATCCGCCGGCCAATGCCGGCACGCAGCCATGTAGCCACGGCACAGGTCTGGCGTCGGCATGCCGCGCCAGGTCGCAGTCATCCACCGCAGTAATGCAGCAGTCTCAGTGACCCACACCGAGTCAGTATTGAAATGCGCGCGTACGCTCTTGCGGATGTCGTCGCTATCGCACCCGATGACGCCATAGTGCGCCATCACAAAATTGAAGTCATCCACAAACGACTTCGGAACCACGATATCAGACATCAGAACCTCACCACGGTGTCAGTACCCGCATATTCGACGTCATCGCTGATCAGGTCATCGAGCGGGATCGAGATACAGCGCGCAACCACGCCGGAAAATTTTACCGGGCGATCGACGCGCAGACACCCTTTTGTCCGCAAGAGAACGCCCCTCAAATCAGCTTCAAACGGCGTCCCCGCCATCAACTTCTTGAGCTCGCCTGAATTATTTGACAGCATCAACCGCATGCCGTCAATGCGCATGCCATAGCGCGCCAGGATAGCGTGCGCGGCATCGTTTGCCATATTCATACCAAGGACTTCATAGCCCTTGGCAGTGCGGATGAGTTCGTTCACGGTCACGTCTGCACCTGATACGCGGATGTGCGCCTCCATCAGCGCCGATATCGCGCGTTGGCCTTCATCGACCTCGTTTGACTCGCGGTGCTCTGACCAGTCGTATTTCTCGATGAGATTTGCGGCGTCCTGGTATGTGGCCAGTTCGGTGCTGATCAGCGACCACGCGCCGGCGAGCAGTGTCCCGTATTGGTCGCCGTCGCGCTGGCTACCGAATTTAGTCGCCGCGACCTCAGCGAAGACCTTGATGTTTTTCAGCGTTGTCGGCAGGAGCGTCAACGCTCTCCTAAATAGACGCCCGGGGAGGTCATCATCGGCTTGCACGTCTCTGATACGCGCCGACATCGTTTGCCAGGTAGCAGCGGGGTCGGGGTCATCGCGGCCCTTTGGCAGCAGCGACAGCACGACCACGCGCTCGATGTCTGCCTGGTACTTGATCCCGACCTGGATTGACGCCATGCAGAACATCGACCGGATATGAAATGAGAGGGCGTCGCCGCCGGCGGTGCCTTTATACGTCTTTGCCTGCATCTCTGACGATGACTGACGGGCGAGCGCGAGGATGGATTGGATACGCAGAGCCTCGCGGTCGTTATTCGACTCGGACTCATCGAACAGAACCGGCAGCGCATCGCCCTTGAGTTCCTGGCGGATACCGGCCTCTGTGCTTGACCCGACACAGAATAAATCGCATCCGTTCATAAACCAATGCACGTATTCGTTCAGCACGCTCGATTTCCCACACCCGGCGGACCCCGACAGCCAGATATGCGGACGCCACTTGATGCCTCCGCAAACGGGGGCGAGTGCCAGCCATCCCGCGAGCAAAACCGCCGACCCCGGTCGCGTCCACCGGAAGATGCTGGCGAGTTCGAGCACGCGCTTGCCGTCGGCGTCAGTCATCGGCGTCGTCGCCATGTCCGGCAACGACTTGTTGAGCTCATAGACGTATTTCGAATCGAGTTCAGTGATGTCCGTATCCACGCCATCGACAGTGAGGTGTCCGCCGTGGTGGTACACGATCCGGCCCCTGTCTGTCCACGCCCCACGCCCGCGAATACGCGAGATATCGTAGATGCCACGCTGATGCGCCAACCGCACCAGCACGTCCATGGCGGACCGCTTGTCGATGCCGCCCTTGGCACCACCGCTGAAATGCGACTCCCACCACAGCAGCGGCGCGAGTTCGATCAACCCGCCATCGCTGAAATCACCCTTGGTGTAGATGACGATCTGGCGCTTTTTGTGGTTGAAAATGAAATATCGCTCATGGTCATAGCCCAACATCGAAAAAAACATGTTTGCGCGCACTGTCGGCGGGATGCCGTCGTCGTCGACTGGCAGCGGCGCGTTCTCTGGTGCGCCGGCGATATCTTCCAGCCCGACTAAGTGTAGATGTGGCGCCGCGTCCGGTTCCTTCACGGCGGGATCAAACGGTGCCGCGAATTCGGCGCGCACGGCGTCGGCGCCGCGCAGAGCCGCGAGGTCATTGAAATCGGTAGGTTTGAAGTCGGCTGTGCAGTCGGCTTCGACGAACGGCGGGACCGCGAGCAGGCCCTCGACGGCGATCGCCGCCGCCCTGGCATCAGTGAGGCCAGGGTTATCGACCGGCGCCGTGGTCCATTGATCGTTGTCGGCGGCGACGATAATGCGATGGCCTGGGAACTTGGCGCGCAGGATCCGTGCGACGTGGATGAGATTGCCACGGTCAAAGCAGACTACCACGGCATGCCCTGTTGCCTCGTGGATTGTCGCGCAAGTCGCGTAACCCTCCCCGAGTACGAACGTCTTGTCGACGGGCTTCCCGATCGTGAAGAATAGCCCCTGCTTGCGGCCGCCGGACAGGAAATCCTTGTCACGGCCAAGGATATTTGATTTGTCAGCGAAAACAGCTTGCACGCTCCAGACCTTCTTGTCGATGTCGCGCAGCGGTATCAGGAGCGCGGTCTCGGAGACGATGGTGACTTCGCCGGTGTCGGGATTGGTGACCGGCCACGCCCCAATGCGTATGCCATGCGCCTTGACGGCCTTGCGCGCAAGATATGGATGCTCTGCAGCTGGTTTTGACGCGTCGATAAGTGCTACGGCACGGACACAGGAATTGGCGTGACGCTGGGCCTCTTCTGCGGCTTTGCGCGCCCGCGTCTCTGCCATCTTGGCGGCGAAGGCGCGGCGTTCTTCTGTCGTCAGCGGCGCCCGGTCTTCCTGCAGGCTCCACTTGAACTTGACCTTTTCACCGAATCGCTTATTGCACCCAAACGAGCCGGCAGGCGTGGAGTCGATGAAGAGAATTGCCCAAGCGTTTTTGCTTCCCTTGCGGTCATCCTGGACGTGGTACCTGTGAATTTTTCCGTCTGCGATGATGTCGTCATCAACGAGGATGTCTGCTTCCGCCATCGCGGTCCTGAACTGAGCGATGATGTCTTGTTCAGATGCCATGTGTGGCACCATTATTATTTTTTGTCATGCACGACCCTCTGCGGTGGCTAGTGGCTGCAAAAAAACAGGGGGGGGACAGGTGTCGGCAGTCGACACTTTTCGATTGCAAGCCTAGTCTCCCCTCGCCATGTTGTCGGAAACGAATGGCAACATTAACGGATAGAATTTTACTCGCGAATTGTTGTTGGACGTGTATATTTTTGAGTAATTTTTTGCTTGTCTGTGCGCAAACGCACACAGTATTGACAAAAAAATTAGGGAATTATATAGATGACTCCCTTTCACCGCGCTTTCCACATCTTACCGGGAAGGCCCGAGGTTTCTAGCGCGGCCACGTTCGTCGCGCCGTATGCGATGAAGATGCTGTCAGCATTATTGCCCTTGACAGGAAGCCCGGTTCCGGGGTCGAGGAAAGCGATGCGCCCCTTGTGGAATAAAATGCCGTCGAAGGTGTCCAGAACAGCCTCATGGAACCACTTCGCGCCAAGGCGCGGCGGGATTAGGGCAATGCCGTTGCCATGTTGCGCTAGGCGCGCAATCCACACGCGGGCGACCGCGCCGTATGGCGGATTAATCCAAACTCTCCCCGCCCATTCCTGCGATAAGCCGTCGTCCGCAAGCGTGAACCCTCGTGTCGCCAGTCGCATCGGCGCGTCACAGTTCGCGCAGGGGTCCAAGTCAAAGGTGCCGAGCGCCGAGACCAGCGCCAAAGGCGTCTGCCAATCGTCGCGGGTGGCTTCTGTCCGTGTCGTGAAACTCATTCGCTCAATCCTTCTTTGAGGTAGTCATCTATATAATTCCCAAAAATTAATTGATTGGTGGAAACCAGTCGCTGATTATTTTTATTGCGTCATCGGGTGAGGATGCGAAGCCAGCGATGCCGCCGGCCGCGCGGACGTTGTCAATGAATGTGATTTGCTCGGGTCGGCGCCGTCCGCCGCCAGTGCGCTTGACTTCGACTGCGGTGAAGACTGCGATGCGCGCGCCGACCATCTCGGGTGTGATTGTGATGGAGTGCCATCCGATGAGATCACTGGAGCCTGCCAACGGCGTGTTGTCGGGCTTGCTGAACCCGAGCGCGATCGGGCGCCCGAACGGGACAATGGCCGCGCCGTCGCTGCGCTTAGTGACCTTGCCGCCGCCGCTCGCCCACGCCATGCCGGTGTTGAGGCGGAACAGCGTGGTCGTGCGGGCGACGGCGAGCCAGATCGTGCGGAGGATTGGGGTTTCGCGTGTCATTCACATAACCCATAGGAGGAAGAGCATTTATTTGGTTCATGCAATTCTGTCAAAAGTGAAAACTGCTTGCCGCCGCGCGTTGTTTTCGACCACTTGACAATCGAATAGATGTTGTGGTCTGCGGCATAGGCTTTCTCGTCATTGACTACTTCGCCACGACTTGGGGCCGGGAAGAAGGTTGCGGCTTGGCGCTTGCTGCAAGCCGCAACCTTTTGTTCCCATTCATTGACCTTCTCGATGTGATCGGGAAATCGCAGTGCAATTTCCTTAATCTCGCCCTTGCTGGCATTGATGCACGGCATGCACCCGACGCGGCCCATGCCGCACTTGTACAAGGGGTTCGGATCGATCCCCTTGGAATCCGCGTAAGTGAAGGTGTCTTCGGCAGTCCATTCGACAATCGGCCGAAACACGTACATGTGATCGTCAAGGCGCTCGAATTTCTTGGCATTTGCCCGATTCAACGACTCGTCGCGGCGCACGCCTTGCCAACTCACGACCGTATGACCCTGCGCGATCAAGTCCAACTGGTAGGAAACCGCCATGTCGCGCTTCAAGTGTTCAGTGCAGAACTGCGCCTTGCGGCTTGGGAAGCGTCCTTTCCACATGCACAGATCGAGAAATGGAATACCGGTCGGGTGTAGCGCTGCCAGCGCCCTTCTCTTCGCCTTGTTGGACCAGCGCACACGCCGGCCCCCGCCAACTTTGACCATCTTTTGCACCGGCACAAGGACATCGACACCATCGTGCTTCGCCTTCTTGGTGACGATATTTCCGCGTCCATCGCGTTTTGGAACCGGCGTCGTTCCGTCCGCCTCGAAAACCGGCTTGGTGTCATATTCGCGCCGGGTGCGCTTGTCGCGCGCGATGAAAAAGCGCTTTGCCGCAATCTCCGCGTCGAAATTGGCTTTCAGGACGACGATCCTCACCCCAGTTGCTTTCTCCAGATAGAGGCGGTGCTGAAACACAAGTTCATGCTCGTTGCCGGTATCGCATAGGATGCCGCGCACCCTTGATGCGCCAAAGCGCTCGACGGCCAGCAGCAGGGTTGCAACGCTATCCTTGCCAGTTGAACATGAGACGACGTGGATGATACCCATCATGCTGCACTCATTGACTCAAGTCGAACCAGCGCATCCCACATCCGCAAACTCGCCAACCGCGCGAGGTCGATCGCAGATTCTGCACTAATTTTTTCAGCGTCTTTGTTTGGCTTCGACTTGCGCTCGACGGTACACCACTCGCGATCACAGTCTTTGTGCAAAAGAATGACTCCGCATGCTGGCGACGGCAAATCGGCAACCATTTCTGGCTTCCAGATGCTGGCAGGCATCGCAAAATAGTGCTTCCAGACCTTGCGCGGGAACTCGCGCTTGCGGCGGAGTTCATGGCTTGCATCTGAACGCCAAGGCCCATCAACTCCATAATCCCACGAGTGATACCATTTGTCCTTGAACTGATCGCGCCTGAAATCGGCGCGGCTGACTTTGATCTCGATGTCGATGATTCGCAGGTTCTCGGTAACGAGTAGAAGATCGCATTCGCTTCCTGCCCAGTATGTCTCGGGAACGATCAGCAAGCCCTTGCGCTGGAATGTGTGCTGGACCAGGTAGCGCATGATCCACGCCGAGTTCATGGCCGCCATATCAAAACGGCGCATCCGACTTAGCTGCTGGTGCCTGTGCTGGCGCAGCGGTATGCGCTGTTTGCGTTGCATCAGCAGGCTTCCCGCCAAGCATCTGCATGTTGTCCGCCATGATCTCGGTAATCGAATACTCGATTTCGTTTTTGATGTACTTGCGCGTCTCAAGCCGTCCCTCGACGTATATCTGTCCACCTTTCTTCAGGTATTGCCCAGCAATTTCAGCAAGTTTCCCTTTGAAGATGATGCGATGCCATTCTGTCTTGGACTTCTTCTCACCAGACCCCTTATCCTTCCACGACTCAGTTGTCGCCACGCTGGCAACTGTAATGGAATCGCCATTCGGCATTGTCTTCATATCGGGATCGCGACCGAGTGTACCGATTACCTGCATTTTATTGAGTGATGCCATTATGCCCTCTGTTTGCGTGAATTAAAAGTGTGCCAAGCCCAACCCGATGAATATCCTTTTTGCGCAGCGTATGCCTGAAGCTGCTCAAGTGTCCGCGCCTGTGCGATCTCGCGCCTGCGCGAGATCTGCGCCAGCTTGACCATGTCGTCGGTGATCTGCCCAAGCGTGCCGTCGACCACTTCTGCCTCTTTGCGGCCAGCGACAGGCATCTCGTGGCCGCATGCGGGACAGCATGGTTCTGGTTCGAAGACGTAGTAGCAGTTAGGGCACTGCGACAACTTGATTTCGTTGGTTGCTTGTTTCTTTTTTCCCTTCTTGCGGCCTTCGAGTGTCCATTCGCGGTCGGTGCAGGGAAGTCCGTGCTTTGGCACGAATTTTCCTTCTAGGATAGTGCCGACATTGCCAACGTGATCCAGCGCGAACGCTGGGCTATCAGTTCCATCTGGTCGCATAATGCGCCCGATCATCTGCAGAAACATCGTCAGCGTTCCTACGTGCCTGAGCATGATGCAGCATTTGAGTGCTGGCACGTCAAATCCCTCCGACACAAGGTCGACCACACAAATACCCTGTATCACTCCAGATGTGATCTCACGCACAACCTGATCGCGTTCAGCCTCCTTCATGCGCGGCGCGCCGACAAGCAACTTGAATTTGTATCCGGCCTGGCAGAACTGTTCAACGACGTGTTCAGCGTGATCTATGCGTGCGCAGAACACGACAGCGCGAACTCCAGGGCAGATCGCAGTATAGTGCTCAACAGCGTCACCTGTAATGACACGCTTATCCACTAATGCCGCAACCTCGTCGACATTGAGTTCACCGTCTTTGTTCGGTTTTAGCTTGGAGAAGTCGGGAATGACCTTGCCGGCGTACACAACGGGATTGATCAGCATTCCCCGCTCGATCAGCAACGACACCGGTGGACCAGTCACCAATGATTTGAAGATACCGCCATGATCGACGCCCATACCAATACCGTCACCGCGCGCCGGCGTGGCGGTCACGCCCAGCGTGTTTTTTGCCGCCAACAGCGCAAAGACCTTCCCCCACTTATTGTTTTTTGTGACATGGTGGGCTTCATCGAACACGACCAGGTCGAATTTGAATTTACCTGGCGTTTTCTTGAGCCGGATCAGCAACGTATCTACGCTCGCGACCTGAATCTTATGGTGCGGATTCGGCGTGAAGTGCGGACTGATCATGCCGTGCTGAATGCCGAGGTTGTGCAGCGCGCGGCTGGCCTGCATCAGCAATTCGTTGCGGTGAACAATGATGATTGTTGAGTTGCCCTTGGCGGATGCGTTGGCGGCGATGTAGCTGAACGTGTAGGTGTTGTGCGTGACCGTGAAATCGCCGAGCATGAAAAGGTGATCACCATCGATCTCGAAGCCGTAGTAGTCGCCTTCACCGATTGGTTCAACATTGATGCCAGTGACAAGAACACTTTTCTTTTGCTGGCGTGGCGATGCAATACGGCGTGCTACTCTACACGGAATTATATCGACATCGCCATTGATATTTAAACGATAATAAGTACCAGAAAATCCAGTGCTTTTTATGCCTTTTTCACATTGCATAACATAGGATGATAAACCAAGCGATCGCGCCAAATATGCAACATCATCGGCAAGACGTCGCTCTTTGAAAATCAAATCATAGGTACCATTCGAAAGATATCCATCGGTATCAACGATGCCAGCCAATATTTCAAGTCTTACTTCGCGAGAATTACATTTGTAATCGTCTGGAACATGTTTGTTTCCACGCAAATGATAAAAATCAAGCGCATTAGCCATTCTGTTTGGATGATTACCACGGCCACGGCCATCTTCTGGATAAGAAACTATTCGATAAGTTGGACAAGATTTTGTAAACTCAGTTTCCACACGCATTTTGTGTGAAATTGCATATTCGCAAATTGCGTCAACAACTTCAAAATCAGCAGTGCTGATATGTGGAAATTTATTTGTCCCATCTCCAAGCCAAAGGCCGAGCATATATGGTGGTAAATGCTCATGAACATCACGTGGTTGAAATTCAATTCCGGTACGCCATCCTTTGGCGACATGCTTGAATGTTTTTGAAGATTTTAGATAATCAAGAACTGAGATGTTGCAAACTTCATCGCCGCCATACATCAACCCATCACCAGCAGTTACCGGGCTTCCACCACTGATTTTTAGACTTAGAATATGGCTTTCATTGACGATGTATGGATCACCTTTTACTGGTGTCACACGGTAAAGATTCTCGCGGCCACGCGCAAGCGATTGAACGGTACGCGCCTTGCTATCTGGACCAATGAGTAGGTCGCCAACAACAATATTCTCGACTGGTTTGACCGTTCCATCGTATAGCAAAACAGGCGTCCCACGCCCCAAGCACTTCCCTGCCCCGGTCGGCATCTGAAACAATACCGGTTGCAACTTCGACTTGAACGCGGCACGAATATCTGTCACTGCCACATCCTGATAATCCCGCAACACAATTGCTGCCATAATATCTCCCTGCGCGGCACAAAATTCTATTCCGCACAAAACAATTTCAGTTTATTTTTTCGAAGCCGCCACCCGAGCCCGCACGGCATTGTCCTCGGCATCCTGCTTCCGCTTGGCGTCGATCATATCCTGCATCTCATCAAGGAGTCTGATCGTTTTCGGCGGTGTCTTGCGCCAGCGATCCGGCGTGGCGCGGCTAATGCCAGTCTGGCGACAGATCGATGTCAACGTCACGCCGACAGTCACGCCGTCAGCGATAATTGCATCTAGCGCTTCAGTAAAAACCATCGAAAACTTCTTTTTTGGTTGCTCCACACAAACTCCTTATTTTGTTGAAGTGTACTATATTTCATCGTGAATAGCAAAATTTGATTAAGAATACTTGCGAATTACTCAAATTTGATATACAGTGAAGTCACTTTAACGTCACGCGGATGGAATATGCAAATTGAAAATGTGGTCAAGACAGTGCCGTTGCATGGGCTTGTCCAGATGACTAACGATGAATACCACGGCGCTCCCGGTGTCTCCAAGACGCACCTGGACT